AACTTATGTTCAGAGATTACATTACCAACTGACAACGAAAGAACAGCAGTATGTTGTTTATCTTCAGTAAACTTAGAACACTTTGATAGTTGGTCAAAGGAAGATAACTTTATACAAGACTTAATAACTATGCTTGACAATGTATTACAACATTACATTGACAATGCAATAGATACAACACAGTTAGGAGAGTATAGTGCAAACTTTAAAAGATTTCAAAAATATGTTAGAAAAGGTAAAGAAGGATATACTAAATCTGCGTATTCGGCATATAGAGAAAGAAGTCTCGGCTTGGGTGCGATGGGGTTTCATGCGTATCTCCAATCTAGGAAAATCCCTTTCGAGGGAATATACGCAACTGGTTTTAATCATAAGGCATTCACCTTTATCAAATCTAGAGCCACTCAAGCTACTAAAGAGTTGGCTAGTGAAAGGGGTGAAGCTCCTGACATACATGGTTCAGGTAAGCGAAATGCTAATCTCATGGCTATTGCTCCTAATGCTAGTAGTGGGATTATATGTAGTGGCACTTCCCCTTCTATTGAGCCTTATAGGGCTAACTGCTATACTCATAAAACTTTATCAGGAAGTTATCAAGTTAAGAATAAATATTTAGAAAAAGTTTTAAAATCAAAAGGATTAAAAGTAAAAGAGCTTGAAGATGTTTGGAAAGATATATCTGGTAGTGAAGGTTCGGTACAACATTTAGATATTCTTGATGACAAAGAAAAAGAAATATTTAAAACAGCTAATGAACTAAATCAAATATGGATTGTAGAACATGCTCATCAAAGACAACAGTTTGTTTGTCAAGCACAGTCAGTTAATCTTTTCTTTACTTTACCTAAAGCAACAGAGCCTCAAAAAACACACGATGAATATATGCAATATGTAAATGATGTTCACTGGTATGGTATGAAGAAACTTAAATCACTTTATTACTTCAGGTCTAACGCAGCTAGAAGTGTAGAGAATGTAAATGTTAAAGTACCTAGAATTAATTTAGAAGATACAGAATGTATAGCATGTGAAGGATAGTATGGAAGATATACAGATACAAGTTCATTCACTACCTGCTGTCATTATGTTAGAAGCACATCTTCCAGAAGAGATGATAAATAGTTTAAATAATTATTTAGATAAACTATATAAAGATAAAAAAAGAAAATCGTTAGCTGGTACTTTAGTTGGTCAGATACATAGAGGACAACAACTATTAATGGACCACAAAGACCCTGTACTAGAAGAGTATTATAAATTTATTACAAGCATGGCAGTTAATTATTTAGATATTTATAATAATATAACAGGTACAAGACATACAGGTAA